GAAAGGAGCATTTTATTAATTTATCGTCTGGTTTTAAATCTTTTGCTTCAATCTGTTTTATAGAAGTTTCAGAATAATTTTCTTGAATATAAAACTTATGATATGGAGTACAAGTTAATTTAGAACCGTCATCTGTGAAAACATCTATAAGATTTTGGTCTTCGCCTGTTTTTATTATTCTTACCTTTGAAAACTCTTCACCATTCCATACTTCAACCTCTTCTCCGACAAGAGTTTGAATCTCTGCATGACCGAACATTGTTAAAATATTTGTCTCAGGTGCGACACATAAATTAGACGACTTTATGGTTCCTAAATTTTGTTGATTTGACTTAGAATTGGCAGCATCTTTATATAACAAATATGGTGTACCAGTTTCCATCTGAGAATCTAAAATCTTAAACCATAATTCACGTGCACTTATTTCTCTGCGAGCCTTGCCAGACAATTCATAACTTCTATATAAGTCTGTAAATTTAGACCCATATACGTCTGACAATCCAGGACATTCGTGTGGGCAAAATAATGACCACTTACCATTATCTCTTACTCTCTCCATAAACAAATCTGAAATCCATAAAGCATAGAAGAGGTCGCGTGCCTTCATCTCTTCATCTCCATGATTCTTTCTAAGTTCCAAAAATTCTTCAATATCTGCATGCCAAGGCTCCAAATAAATAGCAAATGAGCCATTACGCTTTCCACTTTGATTTACATATCTCGCAGTATTATTAAATACGCGCAACATCGGAACAATACCATCTGTTTTTCCATTTGTTCCACGAATATGCGAATTTTTTGAACGAATATTATGAATATGAAGACCAATTCCTCCAGAGTATTTAGATATCAACGCGCAATCTTTTAATGTATTATAAATCCCTGCAATACTATCATCTTCCATAGCAATTAAATAACAACTAGATAATTGAGGTCTCGGGGTTCCAGAATTAAACAACGTTGGCGTTGCATGAGTAAAATACTTCTGCGACATTAAATCATAAGTTTCTTTAACTAATTGTAAACACTTTTTTTGGTCTTCTGTATCAGGGTCACCATGAATACCGATTGAAACTCTCAACCACATATGTTGCGGTCTTTCAACAATTTTATTACCAACTCTAAATAAATAAGCTCTCTCTAATGTCTTAAATCCAAAAAAGTCTATTAAATAATCTCTATCATGGACAATGATATCATTTAATATTTTTTCGTGCATTTCTACAAATCTATGCAAAGTATCTGATACAAGTGGATAATTATTACCGTGCACATCTTTAAATCCGTGTAATTCTTTCATAACATTTGAGAAGATTGGATCCGTATTCTTTTGATGATTGGAAACTACAATACGACCAGCGAGAGAAGCATAATCAGGATGATTGGTTGACATTACTGCACATTGTTCTGCTGCCAATTCATCAATCTTTGATGTGGATATCTTATCATATAACTGGTCGATAACTTTCATAACTAATGATTGATAATTTATATGAATATTCGCTTCTTGACCTAATTTTCGAATTCTATTTAAAATCTTATCAAATGTCAGGTCTTCTAGTTCACCGTTTCTCTTGATTACACGCATTTCTGTTGAACTTTCCATTATATATAAAATTTAACATAATAGTTTTAAATCGATTTCAAATTAATTTAAAAAAAATTAAAAATGGAGAGATTTTTGAATTTAATTGTCTACAAAATATAACATTAAGACCATTTACATCTTATTGTATTAGATATAGATTTAATGAAAATTATTTAGATGATATGATATAAAATATTACAGACTTAATTGGAAGTTTTTTAAATTTACAAATATACAATTTAAAAATATATAAATTATATATATGAATCAAATAATTTTTTTATTGATGTTAATAATATTAGCACTTGGACTTCCATTAGTATTTAATTTTTCCTCATTAGTTGAAGGCTATTCAAATTATAAAACAAGCCAATCTATGGGTGAATATCCTAATGCTCAAACTCAGGTTTTAGTTCAAAATACTTATCCTCCAATTGGCAAAAATCAAATATCAGATGACACATCAAACGATATTTGGAAATACTATCCAACCTTTTCATTAGGCTCTTACGACCAAATTACAAATAATGTAAGATATCCAAGAAATCCCGATATAGGTAGATGTACACCTGCGTCGATGTGTGGTGCATTATATCATCAAAAATATTTAGGAAGTAATACTATTACACCTTTACCTCCTGTTTCAGAAACAGGAACAAGAGTTGGTTACTTTACGACAGATGAACAATTAATCGATAGCTTACCATTTAGCAGTGATGAGCCTAATATATTATATTAGGTTTGATTATCAATTTTGATTACTTTTAAAAAACATACTTCCTTGTCATCAACGTAATGTTTAGTTGGCTGTTCTTTCTTCGTTTTTCTATTCGGTGCTCTATGCTCATAACCAGTCACGCGTTCATGTTCAATTATATTCCAAACTTTTTCTAATTGAACTACATTTTTATTAAACCAATCTTTATTTCTTATGACTAAAACACAGCTTAACTTTTCTAGTCTCCAATAAATAAATTTCATAAATGTATAGTTATAAGGTTCTGATTCATATTTGTGAATAGTATTTTCCTCCCACTTTGCAACATCCTCTGGAGTCTGTGTATCAAGTGGCATATATTCGTAGTGTGGTCTACCTTCTTTTGTATGAAAATATATAATTTGCCCTTTATAATTACCATCTAAGGTTGTTACGTAACTATTAAATTCATTACCTTGATAACATGATTTGGACGAATCACTCATATAGGTCTCATAATTTGGATATTCAACAAATTTGGTTTCCAAAAAATCACACTCATCTAAATGACAAACTTCCATTTGAAGTTGCATCTGAACCCAATACTCTTTCTTTGGAATGCCGTTAATTTCACGATTAACTATATTTTTAATTTCTAACATACGACCATAACGTCCTGTTTTAGATTCAATTACAATTCCATCTGGTGATGCTCCAATAAACTTATAGACAGGGTGTTGAATGCATCCAAATTCTTCCACTTTTGAACCGTACATATGCTCATAGATTAGAACAGATAACGGTTCGTATTTTTGCCCCCAATGTAGAGGTGTGTTAGTATTTACCAATTTTATTTCATCATCATTTTCAGCATTAAAATCTTTTAAAGGTTGACATTTTTCATAAATAAGTTGATTTATTGTACTTTGAGATTCAAAGGCTTTCCACGCATTGCTTGCAGTAATCAAATTCCAACGAAATTTATACCATTCTGGTGTTCTTTGAACTGGTTGCGGTATTTCTCTTAAAGCTTGAATTTTCTTCTCTATTATATTTATCTCTTCCGAATTAGTTTCATTACATTGTTCGTCGTCTTCTTCGATTGCATGTTGTATAGAGCGTTCTGGATGAAATGTTGTTATATAGATATTAAATGCGTCTTCTAATAAGTCGTTCATGTCATCTTCAATATAATCGCTATCTAAAATATGGTCTTCCATTTGTATATAGAAGATATCTTTTATTTCTTCTAGCAAAATCTCTTGAAAATTTGGGTCAGAAATTGCGGTGGGATTTTCTGCCATATATTCTTCCATTAAATGTAACGCAGTTTCTACCAAATCAACAGCATAATTTTCCGAAAAAATAGATGGTTCATCTTCGAATACTAATGTATCCAATATGTCTTGTAACGTTTCTAAATCATGTATAAAAGTAGTCATACTATATATATTATTTAAATCTATTTAATATATAATTAAATAATTATATATCAAATAAATAGTCATCTTAATTTTCATCGTCTTCTTCTGAATCAGAATCAACTGCTTTTGCTTCTTTTTTTCGTATAGTACCTTGACCTGATTTTTTTGGTGCTAATGATTTAAGTGTTGAAACTCTTTTATCTATATTTTTAAGTGTAAAATGTTTCGATGTTTTTATATAACATAATGCTGGAATATCCTTAACAACTCCATTTTCTTTATCATATATTACATCTTTGACTCTTTGCAATTTTTTGTGGTCTAAACAGTCTCTTAAAAATGTTATTAATAAATCGGATTCTTCATTTGAAAGATTATTTTCTTGCCTATAATTTTCTACATAATCTTGTAGCTTCTTAGTTTTAACTGTTTTATTTAACTTGCACCATGGCTCATTTACATTATTAATCTTTTCATTCTCTAGAAACTTATCCAAATTCGACAAGTCATTTGATGATTTAGTTTCTGGCAACTGGACACCATTTAGAAGCATAGTTTTGTACTTGATATTTTTGAGCTCTTGGCAATCGATTTTAATTGAGGAGTCTAGCATCTTATATAATATATAAAATTGAGTTTAACTTACTTTCGTAAAATATATATTAATCAAACAATATTTATATCAATTACATATTAAATATATTATAGGTCTAAATTATATGGAAGATAATATCATTAAAAAAAGCATTGCATATAATGCTGTCAAAAAATTACCAAGAAAACAACTAATTAAAGAACATGATAAAGAGAAGAATAAAAAACGAGTTGAATCTGAAAATTGGAAATTTAGTGTAGAAAATTATGCTTACGAAAATCAGATTAAAATGATGAAAGATATATTAGCTAATAATTATAATCACAATGATTATGTATCAAAAATTGCTATTCAACAAATAAATAGAAAAATATATGGTTATAAACAACAAGATATCATTAAAAAACTTTTAAACGAAAAAGATTTCATAACTTTACAGTCAGTGATAGATAAAATGGTTGATTGTGCATTAAAATGTTATTATTGTTCTTGCGAAATGAATGTTCTGTATGATATCTCGAGAGAAATGAAACAATGGACTGTAGATAGAATTGATAACGACTTAGGACATAATTTAACAAACTATTATTTAGCTTGTTTAGAATGTAACTTAAAACGAAGGAGAAGAAGTGACGACAAATTTTTTTTTACAAAACAAATGAAGTTAGTCAAACTTCCTGGAGAGAATAATGAAGACAAAAATGAAGAAGAAGAAGATAAGGATGATTCGTTTGTTTAATAATATTAATTAATCTTATATTATTAAATAATGGAAAATAAAAAAATAGATTATTGTGATGAATGCGTAAAAGAATTAGATGAATTTAGTAAAGGAATTCGTGACTCTCGTTCAAATTATTTAGGCGAAAAAAATAATTGCGCTATTCATAATCCAAGTGTTAAAATTCATAATCCGAGTGTTAAAATTTACAACGCAAATGGTATAATTAAATGGACTGATGGTCAACTATATGAGAGGTCTAGAAGAATGAAACATCAAATTGAAATGGAACAAGAGCAATTTAGTAAAGAAATGGAATCATCAGCATATACTTCTTCATTAAATCACGACGAGAATACTTGGGATATTCTAAATCAATCACTATCTGGTGCAGGTTTTAAAGTATCGAATAAGAGAGAAGAATTGGGTAATAAATTAGCTGGTAGAGAAATGCTTCAACAAATTGGGTTTAATCCTTTTTTAGGTCAAACGAATTACGTTGATGATATTTCAATTAGAGACCAATTTTTAAAACCAATCAATACCACTCAGGATGATACAAAAGTTCCGTTTAGTAGCTAAATTAAACCAATGTCTTGTTACACATTGTGTAAAGTAATCTATTGACAAAATAAGCAATAAACATATTAAACAAAATAATTAAACCATTTATAACATTTACTAATTTAATTTTACCAAAGTTTTTTATTAAGTAATATATTTCTGTAGTAAATAATATAACTAGACTAATAAAGAATAGTGCTGATATAATAAGAAAGTAAAAACAAGCACTTTTATCTAAAGGACCAAAAAAAGAAGTCATCAAATCCGACATTATAATATATACAAAGTTTTTTTATTTATCATATAAAATATTAATGAAACTTGACAACAATTTCAACATCTTCCTTCTTGATGCTTTTTGTTGCAGAAATAGATAATTCTTCCCTCTTCTTTCTAGTCTTTGAATTATCAACAGATTCTTTTCGCTTTGAAGTACTATTTCTACTATTCATATCTTTTTCAATTATCTCATAATTCTCCTCAATAAAATTAATTACCTTATTCTCGATAGCCCATTTAAAGAAATTTAATTGTCCAATTGTTGTCTCAATACATGTTCCATCCTTATATGGAATACTAATCCTATCCCATCTACAAAATGGATCAAAACGCTTCTTGGAATATGCTTTTAATTTAAGCTTATAATCAAAATAAACTTTAAAACGAACATTGTCACCATTCTTATTAGTCATTTCATATAGTGTATAGTTTTTTTTAGCATAATTAGTAGCAAACCAATCAACAATTCTTAGAGAGATTTTAGACTCACCTGTAATAATTTTTAACATTCTTGTTAGATTATCCTCTTCCTTATAAAATTCCAATAAATTATTTAGTAATAATTCATTTTGCGTTGTATAATTAACAGCCATGCTCATTTATGATAGATTTTTAAATATTTATTTAAGTTGTTTATATGCAAATATATATTTTAAATAATCTGTATAATATTTTGAAAAAACATCATGTGGTGTTGGTTTAGTCTTATAATCAGTTTTATCTTTTTTTAATATATTGAATTTCATAAGAAATTCCTGGATATGTTAAATTGTCCCATTTTAAATCTTCACAGGTGTAAATAAGTATTTGAATATATAAATTAAAATAATATAAAGACCTTTAAGTTGTTTAATTTATATATTAACATCTTCTCATTTGATTTTTTATTTGATTTTTTATTTGTCTATTTTGAGCTACACGCTGGGCTCTTGCGTTTGCATTAGAAAGTCCATACTTGTAGTTAAAAAACTGAACATTGTTATGATTCATCCGTTCTTCCTTTTTTCTCTCTTTTTCTTCTTTTATCTCTCTTTCCCTTTTCTCCCTTTTCTCCTTTTTCTCCTTTTTTCTTTATTTACACCTTTTTACATTTCAAACG